GGATTCAGTACTACCAAAACTTATTAAGTCTTTTAGTGTTGTTGTGTTGATGTTAATATCCGATTCAACTCTTTCTTTTGGTTTACCATATGAGTATTCAATGATAATCTTTGATGCACTAATTTTATCAGCATCCTTTGACTTATCACTAACTACTATATTAGCTAAGCATTGAACAGCATCTAATGAATAAGGCATCATTAAATCTCTGATTCTGTTCTCCTCATCTTTTGGTTTACGACCTGCTCCTGGTCTCGCTCCTCCTGTTCCAGCCATTGATTTTGTATTGTTTATTCAATTACCCTAAAAAACCTCCTTGACCTTCATAAGAGTCATAAACCTGTTTTATGTTTTTTATCAATTGGTTAAGACAACCACCGCATGAAGTTGGTCGCTCGTTTGTTTTAAACACTCTATTGTAAATCTGAAGAAAAAGAAGCTGTTCACTTGGTCTTGCTTCATCTGTCTTTTTAAATTTAGGTAATAAAAAAGTTAAGTGCTCGTACTCTACTTCTGTTAAGCATTCAGGTGTTTTGTAAGGAAATAACTTGTTAAGTACTTCTTTACGTTTATCGCATCCACAATCTTTTCCTGCAATGAATTTAACAGCTTTGTCAATTCCTGTTGCTTCAGTAAATTTAGCTACTGTATCTCCAAACCCTTTTGATCTTTTTGCCATATCTTTAGTTTTCTTTTGCATTTTTTAATAGTGTGAAAAATAGAAGTCAAACTTATTTTAGTTTCTTTTTCAAGTTCACGCATACTTTTTCCGCTTCGCAAATATAATAAAAATAGTTGTTGGTCGAACCACTCCCATGTTTTTATTTCATCTTCCACGCTCTGATAGTATAACTCTATTTCATAGGTTTTGTTGTTTTCATCTTCTGATAGGTCAACCAGTAGGTCGATGTCGACCATTGAAACATTACGCTTGCATGAGTCATAAAAAGAGTTACGCAGCATTATCCAGATGAATGATTTGGTTACTACTTGACCTTTGCCGTACTTGTGAAAACGAATGTACATATCTTGTACTATGTCCTCAGCATCGGTCTTGGCTCCGAATCGTTTAACAATTCTTACCCATTCGTTGTGATACTGCGCAATCTCTTTTAAATTCATGCTTACTCTTTAATGAACGTTCCGTTTTCGGTTTTTCCTTTTCGGTATTCGATAACTTTAAACGCTCTCTTTGCACAATCTTCTAATGAGTAGCCCATTTGATTTGCTAATATAACAAGTGTGATGTAAGTATCTCCTAGCGCATCAATAGTTTCTGAAATATCTCGCTTTAGTATTGCAGATGATAGCTCCCCAACTTCCTCCATGACCTTAGCCAGTTGTTGAAACTTATTGTCAGGGTTGTCTAACTTACGAGCCTTTGCCCAGTTGATTATTTCTCGTTCCATTCTTTAATTAAATTTTATTCATAACTGCAAAACTCCATTTCTTCGTAATTGTAAACTGTTTTCTCTAAAATCCAAATTACTTTTTCTCTTTGTTCTTTACTGAACACTTCAAACCTAAAGTGATAATTTCCACCTGGAGTTACTTCAATACTGAATAAATCTTTTTCTTCAGGTACAAAGAACATGTTTACACATTCTACAAATCCGTGTGGGTAATCTAAACAATCCCTAATTACACCACTAATTACATACTTTACTCTTCCCATTCTTTTAAATATAAATCAATTAAATACTTTGTTTTCTCAAGGTCCTGCACAAAGTTGCCTTTTTTTCTGCATCTTACAAGGCGTTTAACCAAGTCAAATTCATACGCATTTAGTCCATGGTCTTCTGCAAACTTGTACAAACTACCTTTCTCATTATTGTAATAACTTGGTGCGTTATCGGTCACTACTTCAAAGTAGTTCTCGAAAGTGTCAAACTGATGGTCTTGCCCTTTGTCGTTTATTACCCAAATATAGCTCTTTGTTTGCCCGACAACTTCGTAGACTTTACCATACGTAAAGTTGGCAAAGTGTTTTTCTATACATCTTAATTTCATTTTAAAAAATGTTTTATTATTTCAAATTTACTCATTTCTATTGTTGTGAACTTTCCGTCTACCCTTGCAAAGATACTATTTGTTTTTAAACTTCGCTTAATATTGCACAATCTACATACTTTTGTTTTGCCTTTTTCGGCTTTGACTTGGTATTTTGAATCATCTTTTAAAAACAAAAACAAGGGTAAATTTCGCTTGCAGCTAAAACACTTTTTCATTTACGAACCACATGCTTCACATTCTCCAAAATCTTCATCTAATTCAGGGTTATCTACTATTTCAGGGTTAAGCTGCTTTTTCAAGTCGTAGATTTTCTGTTGGATGTCCCCATCTTGAAATAAATCACCTGTTAAGAATGATTTAAGCTCTTCTATTTGTTCTTTAATTTCCATACTTTTTTTTAATTATTTCTTTTAGCATCTTGCAAAATAGGTTGTATTCATCTTCAGTAATCAACCGATTTGGCACTAGGTTATACTGGTCATCACTTGTATTATAAAAAGTACAAACTTCTATTTGCTCTTTAATTGTTGTCATCGTATTTGTTATAAAAGGCTTTTCTTATCATTCTGCCTATGTTAATTACTCCTTTTCTGTTCTCTCTAAACTTCCAACGGTCGATATCAAACTGCATTGCTATCATCCAGCGTTGCCTGTTCTTGTTGTTTCTTGAAATCATAACTTTTCTATTTCTGTTTTAACTTCTTGCCAATATTCAGACGCGCCGCAATTCTCATATAAATCTTTATCCCAACTTTTAATAAGTTCATCAACTGCAATTAATGCGCATTGTTTAGCAGTCATTTTATGCCACCATCCATTAAACATTTGATGAGTTTTTACTTTTAAATATTCCAAAACTAACTCGTTTGCTTTCTCTTTCGGTGTCATTGTATCTCAATATTAATGTTTTTTTTGAACTCGTCAATCTGCTTGATAACATTGGAATAGGTCTGAGCCATTGTCTCGTTGTTGTTCTCTACAAAGGTAGATGCAAATCTTTCAACACCACTGATAAAAGCATTTATAGTTTGCTTAATTTCGCGTTTGTGAAATATGTTATCGCTAACATCGTCTAATGAATGTAGTGCAGATTGGCAAAGCATTGTTGCATGAGCTATGTGTTTGTAATATTCAATCGCTTTTAGGCGTTTAGCCTCGCTTAAGTCAGCAAGGCTCTTAACGTCTTTTTTCATATTAAAATGGTTCTGTTGATTCAACTTTATTAACTCTCCACGCATCTATTGACGTGAAGTACTTCCCTTGCCACTCGTTTGTTTTGAAGTTAAACAACACCTCAACTTCTTGGTTAATTTTGTTGTACTGCAAGAACTTATCTACTTTGTCCGTCCCAAAGATTCCGAACTTTACCGCTTGAGGATATTGGCCTTCAATCTCTGTTACTACAAACTCAACTTTCTTGTTTGCACCTACTTCAACCACTTCTAAAATGTTGGTAATCTTACCTACAAACTTCATTTCATTTTTGCTCATCTTCTTTTATTTTATTGTTTGCTATTCTAAATGCTTCCTTTACGCACTCTGTCACGCTATACTTTTTCTTTTGGTATTTCAACCGCATCCTTATTTCGTCTATTGGGATGTCGCTAAAGTCAACTATACTTCTTTTCATTGATTTGATTTATGTATTGTTTATAATATTCAATTGCTGCCGCTGAACGCTCTAACATTTCCTCTTCAAGTTCTAAGTCACGTTCAATGGTTAACATCGTCACAAGGCTTTGAATCGGTGTATCTCGCACACGGTGTAACTCTTCGCTTTCGTATCCGATTAAGTCGCTTGGTGTGTTGACCATACAGTAAGCAAGTGCAGCGCGTTCTACATTGTAAAGATACATATAACCCCGTAATTGATACTCATAATCTTTAATGTTAATATCGCTTGGTGTTGCAGGGAATGTATCAAAGCTCCAAGACGTTTTAATATCTATAATTAACTCAGGTGTGTAGATATCGCATTCTCCTGTTAAAATATTAGTAGACTTGCGTACTTCGTTCTTTTCATAGTTTGTAAATAGAACATCGTTTAGTAGTTCAATCGATTGCTCCTCGCATTGTATTCCCTTAGTTACGTACTTATTGTTTAGCTCAGTAGTGTAACCAAAGTAGTCTTGCTTAGCAATTGACTTGATGTAACTCTTTGCCGTTTCGGACAGTGCCTCACTTTTACTTCGTGAGGCTGTCATGATTTTAGGTAGTGATGAACAACGTATTAACATGATTGTTTAAATTTAAGTTCATAATATTTAACAAAACGTAAGTCGTCATGCTCAGTTAAAATTTGGTTTATTTCACAATCAATACAAAGTGTATCTAACTCGATATTATATTGGTGAGATATTACTTTTCCAACAAACTCGATACAAACAACTTCCTTTGAATCCGATGCATCATCAGAAAAAATAACATTTGAACCAATTGGAGCGATATATTCTTTTCCTTCTAAACTCATTAAAGGTTCACCCTCTTTATCGTATAATTCATAATTTACTAACATAGGTCTAATTGTTTAGGTGTTAATTCAAACTTCTCTTTTAGCTTTTCCATTGTGTAAGACCCATCTTTTATTTTAGCAAGTGCAGCAGCTAACCTGTCGTCTGATATTGTTTCTTTACGCTTGCCTGTTTGCTCGCCACTTGCATCGATGTCTTTATCTGTAACGAGTCCTAACATAGAACTCAAAGTATATCGTCTAAAGTAAGTAAATGCAGAACCCATAACCTGGTAATCATTCATCCCTTTGAGTTGTACGTTCATTGGAATATCTGCAATGCTTTCAATAGACTCACCGCTTTCAATATGAAAAACTATTGTTTTCATTTGATTGTTTACTATTGGTTGCGTAAATCCTAACCCATGTTTTTTCATTAATGGATTGATTACTTTGTAAATCGCTGTAAGGTCCGCATAAGAATAGCCGTAACCAGCGGTGCCTTTGTGTATTGTTGGTACCTCCTGTTGGAAGTTTGCCAATGCTTTGTATAAATTTTTCATGATACAATTAATTTAACATTGTTTTTCTTAAAGATTGTCATTTCTAAATCGTATTCGACTGAATCCCAGTTAATGTTTAAATCGTCAATTAATACATCTTGTTCAAAAGCTCCAAGTACTATCGACCCGTTGTAAATGCTAATTGAAAAGAACTTGCTAGCATCGACCTTCCGAAGTATCAACGCTAATTTTCTGAGGTTTGTTTTCATTTTACAACGTAATATTCATCTGTTTTTAAAAATTGATTCCAATCATTTTCGCTCCAATAGTAAGCACTGTCAAACTCTTGTTTTGACATTCTGATTGTACGATACTTGTTACCATCTTTTCTGATAGTGTAAGTTCTTGCTGATTTGTTTGCTGTAGTTTTCATTGTGTGTTTTATTTAGTTATGTTACAAATATAATCATTAATTATTAATCTGCAACTATTTCTTTAAATTTTTCTAAACTTTTTCTTTAAATTCATCTAAAGATCTTACTAAATGGTATTTAAAGCCTTGTAATTCTATTATTTTCTGGAACTCTTTTTGCTTTTCGCTTTGTTTTCCTTTTAAGTCTTTACATTCAACAAATAATATTTCTCCATTATTTATACAAATCAAATCAGAAACACCAGACATTAAACCTGTGGCTTTTTTAAACATTTGTTCTTTTGCGCTTTTACCTTCGTTAGGTACTGAAAAAATAATATTATTATTATTCAAATTATTATTTCTATACCAAATAACTATTTCTTGCTGTATTTTAGATTCCGATTTTTGCATCTCTTTTTTGTTTTAATTGATTTAACATTAAATCTTTATGCCATTTATTATTTTTTACATTGTGTTTTTTACACCAATTATCTAATTCAATTAAAGCTTGTGAATCACAAAAATTATCATCTACAACATCAACATTTTTAACTTGATAATTTAATATATGTTC